ATGCAACTACACTACGGGCCCGCTGCGTGCGGGCTTTTTTGTGCGCGCGACGAACGAGCAAACATCATGACGCTTAGTGAACTGACTACTCCGACGTGGTGGCTTACCGCTGTTGCCGGCGCCGTAGTTCTAAAAGTATTGAGCGACTACACAAAAGTAGGGATTGAGAAGGCCATTTCGAAAGGACTGTCTGCATGGTCATCGCGCTCGAAAACGGCTCGCGATCGATTTGATACCACCGTCAATGCTCTCCGATCAAGCGGCGAACTACGCGAAGATTATTTTCAACGTGAAATCAGAGTTCGGTCACTCGCGACCCAAGCACTAACTCTCTCGGTGCTTTGCGCGGTCTTTTTTGTCGTGCTCTACCTACTTTTTATTGCTCCCCATCTTGATGAATGGAACAAAATGCCATCCGACAAGTTGTCGTGGCTGCTCCACGATTCAGACAAACTGACGACATTAGGACTACTCATTGTCTATGCAGTCATAACAGTTATTTCAGTCTCGACTGCGATCGGAGGAGTCCTCAAAGGTGAGTACATGGGACGAGCTCTGCACATAGCGAATAAGAGCCTACTCAAACGCAACAATGAAAGCGAACAAACCGAGGAACAAACAGAAAACTAGTCTAAATCTTTAGTCCGCTCAATCATCGGCTCGTCCATCATCTCGTCAGCAGGATAGAGCTGCAGCATCGCTCGCGCTGCCTCGACGTTCGACGTCGTCAGCCATTCCTCCCAGTCGTCCGGATGCAGGATCACGACCGCCCGTTTCTCGTCGCCGAGTTTGTGCATCCGGGAAAAGATCGGGTAGGTGTGAACCGCCTGTTGCCGACCGGTCGAGTTTCGAATCTCAAAGACGCCGAACGGCACGCCGCCATAACTGGCCTCTTGAAGTGTCGAAAACCAATCGCCCGTCAGGAGCGACGCAGCATCGCTAACCGCCGACGCCAGCCCACCGATGCTGCCGACCACGGCCAGGACGTCGGTTGTTGTCGATGCCACCGCAATTCTCCTTAAATTCCGTCAAGCCGGTATTCGACTCGCGTAGGCAAATAGTTCCCGTCGGCCGTCTTCGCCTCGGCCCGCATCCCTTGCGGCACGTTCTTCATGTCGAGCGTGACGTGCATCGATTGCGGCGCACCAGCGCCGGCGGCGCCTGATGGCACCGCACCGCCTGACGTCGGGCTGGATCCGGCCATATTCGCTTCGACCGCAGCGATGTATTTCCGAGTCTCGTTCGGCGCAGCGCCAAGCCCAGCGCGATTCAGGTTCCCCTGCCCCCAGTTGTACCCGGCCAGCGCGCGCTCAAGATCACCGCCGTTCGCTTTCAGTAAATCGCTATACATCCGGGCCGCGGCCGTCGCCGACTGCTGCAGATCGTTCGGATCCGTCAGGCCATATTGCTTCGCGGTTGCCGGCATGAACTGGAAATGCCCCATCGCGCCCTTCGGCGAAAGCATGTTCGCGCCACGCCCAGATTCGACTGTCCATACGCTATCGAGAAGACCACGCGGCAGCCGATATTGCGCCTCGAGATCCGGGTCGATCACCTGGTGTGCGGTCGCGTAGCGCGCACGTCCGACACTGACCCGTTGAGGCAGGTAATGCATCTGGCCAAGGCCGTCGCCGTCGACGATCTTGTGTCGGAAAGCGACCTGGAACAGCCCGGGCATAGGCAGCATCCGTTCGGCGTCGCAGTAGAAGCCGGGATCGTGCGCCCATGCACGGTAATTCGCCTCGACCTGCTGGCCGAATTCATCGGCCCAGACGTGGTCGAACGCCTTGTTTCCGGTCAGCGCGCGCAGCGCGACATGGTCCGGCTTCGAGATCGGCCGGAAATCCGGGCCGATGACGTTGTCGAGCGTCCGCATCACTGCGGCCGTCGCCCACCCGTCATTTCTGACCAGATCGCGCGCACGGGCCGTGATCCGGTCGTGGTACATGTTGATCTCCCCATCGGGAGACCACAGGTACGGATTCCAGTCTTCAACGTGCGCGCCGTATAGGTTCGCAGCGTCGTAGGGAGTCTGGCTCGCTCCGGACAGCATCGACGCACGCCCCTGGCGCGGGGGCAGCGGTTTGCCGTCCACGCCGAGAATTTGTACGGGATTGTCCATTAGCGATACACGAATCGAATTTGCCTGCGTGCTCGGCGCACGATGCCTAGCTGCTCTTGAAGTTTCGAGATCAGACCGTCGAGAAGACCGAGATCGGTTTGTCGGTACGTGACCGAGCGCGAGCCATCGCTCTGCGAATAGCTGGCGCTCGCGACCGACTGGCCGGCGGCCAACTGATCGTAGGCCTTCAGCAGCGCGGTTAGCTGCGCCTGCAGGTCGGCCCTGCTTCGTCCATCGTATGCACCCATCACCACTCCCGTTATGCGAGGCGGCTCGCGCGCGACTTGCCTCCGCTGTTTGACCCGCCCACCTTCTTCACCATCGGCCCACGATCCTGTACAGGAATTGGAGCCTCCATGACTGGCTCTTCCTTCGTCGGTTCAGGTGCTATGTAAGGCAAAGGCGTGTACGCGGCACGAACTTCGTCGGCTGTCACGTTCAGGCGCAACCCAAGGTGCAGCAGGCCGCATAGAGCTGCGTATCCGTACACACGGCAATCGAGCGCCTCGTTCGTACGGCCGCGCGGTAGCTCCCATACCTTGTAGACCTGGCCGCCCGAGACTTTGCGAACTTGACGTTCAGCGGTGAGTTGCGCGTAGTAGTTGATGTCTCGATCTGTCGGGAAGTGCATATACCCGGGCCCCGGCGCATCGACATGAAGTCGATTCCGAATCGTGTCTTTCGCCGCGTTCACGCCGATAATTACCGGGCGAAACGACGCGCGCGTCTTGCGCGTCGGTTTCTTCGTCGGCCACACCGGATTGCGCTTTCCGGCTACAGCCGACTCGCCCTTGATTGCCCAGATACGGCGCCCCAAACGCGCCTTCGAGAACTCGTATACCTTCTGCGTGTGATTGCCGCCCGAGTCATGGCAAACCGCCATGATCTCGAAGCCGCGACCATCCGCGCGATGCCAGATCCGCTGCAGGAACCCATCGAGTCGGTCCCACGGATCGGGGGTTTCCATATCGCCCTCGATCACCTCATAGGCGACCGACCAGCTCTCCTCGTTGCGCCCCCAACCGATCACTTCGACCTCGAAGCGATCACCTTGCGTGTCGACACCCGCCGTGAGCACGGCGACGCCGTCAGGAACTTCGGCCGACCACACCTCGGCGCGAGCCGCAAGTCGATCTTCCTTCAGCGCGCGGTCGCTGCGATCCTCGTACGTCTCGCCAAGCACCAGGTTGATGAACGTCTGCCGCGCCAGCGGGTCGTCCTTTACCTCCAACCATTCCTTGACCAGATTGCGCCACGACGCATTCGGGAACAGGCTGTAGCCGGCCCAGATATGAAAACCCGCGTGACCGGCAAACGGCTTCGCCGCGCGCCATTCGCCACGCTCGACCATATCCGGCTTGTCGACGTCATGGATGATGCAGCCGTTGTGGCGGCAGACGTAGTACGCGGTCTCAGGCAAGCCAACGCCGTCGGCATCCTTGTCCCACTTCATCCCGTGAGGCGTATCCGGGCCACCCCACTCAAGCACCTGGAATTCGCCGCAGTGCGGACATGGCACGTGATACCGCCGCTGGTCGCTATTCTCGAAACTCTTCTCGATTCGGCTGAAACCCTTCACCGTCGGCGTACTGCCGAGAATGATTTTCCGGTTCCAAAACGACTCAGTTCGCTTGATCCCCAACTTGATCTGGTCGCCTTCCTTCCCGGCCCCCTGGACCGGGTAGCCGTCGACCTCATCGAACGCAACGATCCGTGCAGTGATCCGGCGGAAGCCGCCCGGACTATTCGCTCCGACGAACGACGTCGATGCACCGTTTCGGTAGACGCGCTTCAGGATCTTTTGCTTCGCGTCCTTCCTCTTCAGATCGCCGACGATCTCCGCAAGCACCGGGGTGTCCCGGAGCATCGGCTCGATCTCAGTGGTGCTGTAGTCCTCGGCATCCTCGACGCGAGGCTGCACCACCAGCATCGGCGACGGATCCTGATGGATGAAGTACCCCGCGACGTGGTCGAGGATCTTCGTATAGCCGACTCGCGCCGATTTCTGGACCGTAATGGTCTCGACCGTCGGATCGGTCACCGCGTCCATGATCCCGTTCTGATACGGAAACGCACGGAAGCGACCAGTTTGCGCGCTGGTCTCGCGAGACAGAACCGCGTACTTATCAGCCCACTCGCTCAGCGTCAGCTTGGGCGGCGGTTGGATATTGCGCCGGCGCGCATCCAGTAGCCCGCGGCGCAACGCGTCATATCCGGAGCTATATCGCCGCGCTTCAGGCGGGGCGATCGACTCCATCCCGGGTTAGCTCCTCGAGCGCTTCAGTAATAATTTCTTGCAGAGCGTCCTGCACTTCGACGGCAGATTTCAAACGCTGGATGCGTGGGGCGTGCTCGGCAGGTATCGCGAGCAGCCGGGATCGCACCTTGGCGTACTCATCGCCGACAGCCTTCGCTACGTCCGACACGGCAACGACTAGGCCGGCATCGCGGTCGTACTCGAGCTGCGCCTGCAGCGCGAGGTAGTTCTCTTTCACGCGCTTGGCTTCGTCGACATTCATTTCAGCGCCGGTCGCGACGAGCACACGCTCAGCAGCCGTCGCGGCGGTCTCGCCGTCGCGGATTGTTACCTCCGAGTTTCGCGAGGTAACACGTTTCGGCGTGAGATTTGCCTTGTTACCCTTAGTGTTACCTTCCTCGGGCTGGGTAACAGATTGGATGCCGTCGCGACGGTACCGCTTGAGAAGCGCGTTGGACGAATCGACGTCCACCTCATCGCCCGCAAACACAAGCCAGCCGCGCTCCTTCCACTTCGTGACCGTCTTTCGACTGACGCGGTGGAGGACTGCAAACTCGCTCTGGTTCATGGTCGGCTTGTTACCCTGTTACCCAAATTTGAAAAGTCTGTAGCTAGAGAATAACCACGGCGCGCAATTGCCCGTGACCCTCCCCCGTCTGGAGGGGACCCGTTCGGTCGCGATTGAGGCGCGACTGTATTTGGCGATCTCCCCATTCGCTGCAACCGAGATCACTTGTGGTGCCGAGTTGATCATCCGAATTGAGATGCATCTGCATTGGCGTCTCCACTTCGAGGGCATCCCGGTGTAATCTCGCGATCACCCACCTACTCGCAAACCATTCATGACAAACCCCTTTTCCGACACTGTAATAAACGACCAGCGTCAATGGATCCTCAGCGAATACGGTGCGCATAAGATAGGCATTCTGCCGTTCTGTGCGCTTAAAGACATCGAGGATCTGAGAAAATTTCCGTCTGAGAAACGCCATCAGCATCCGTTGACACTTAGCACGATCAAGGGCGCTTCCGATAAATCCCGCGAAGCTCACTGCGCGTCCCTCGGATACAGGGTTATGTGGACACGGTTTGACAATGACGATTATGCCGAGGACTTTGCCACTTTCCTAAGAAACAACTACGAGAACCATCCTGGAAAAGTGAGCGGGTTCCACGCGGACCACGTATTCAGTCAAAAAAGGGCGGCCGCCTCGAGTGAAAAGTGGACAGCGATGGCGTTGTGCTCTGGCCCCCTCAACTCTTCACATGGCGCCGGCCTTGAGAAACAGATTATAAAAGGTATCAACAGTGACAAGGAGATGCGTCTCCTCGATACAATCGGCCTGTTCAAGTGCTTCGGAATGAGGCTACGTCGCACAAAAGACGCGGGGTACATGCCTACCGATGCCGAAATGCAAACGATCGCAACGCTTCTGGACATTACAGTTGAAGCGCTAAAACAAGATCTTCAAACCCTGACTCAACGCATAGCCTTCCGACCACTTACCAACGCGTCGTCCGATGTGCCCGCGAGCCATTTGTCGGCGACATCCATCGATGTGGCGGCACCAGATCTGATAATTCACGACATGACCGAAGAAGAGCAACAGGTGTTTTCGGCGCGCTTTCCAGAACGACGGTAGTTCATTTAGCGATCGCCTTCGCCATCGCGACGTCGAGCTCGCGCCGGAACACCGCCGCAACGACACGCTTGCCGACGCCGCGGTAATCGAGGTGCTGCCGCACGTCGTGTGCGTCCTCGAACTTCATCATCAGCTTCAGGCCGGCGGCTTTGCCGCGGGTCTTCTTCGTGCGCTGCCATACACCATCGACGACACCGGCTTTGGTCTGCACCTTGCCAATGAAGACGTTCGGCTTTCCCTTCAGTCGAGCCATCGCAGAGCGCGGCAGGTTCCCGTACTGGTTGACCTTCTGCGCCACGGGCTTGATCAGCGCACGGCTGTTCAGCTTGTTCTTGCCGCCTACTTCGTAGGGCAGCAGGTACGAAACCGCGATCGGCTTCACGTACACCAGCGCGACGGGATTCGATTTCGTGGCGCGCTTGATCGCGACTGAATTCAGCGTGAAAGGCGTCGGGTTGTCGAGCACCTTGCTCATGTTCTCGCGCTCGGCGTCGCGCACCTTCTCGACAGTGGCGTTGATTGCCTGCGCCGTCGCGAAAGGCAAGTGCTTGCGCGCGAGCGCATCGAGCTTCTTCGATAGTGCGCGAACGTCAGATTTCACCGAGAGCGTGAGCATTGCGAGCTACAAGAATAGAAAATCCCGCGCGGCCGGAAGCCGGCAGGACCATGCACGAGGCAAATGAAAAAGCCCGCGAACCTTTCGGCCAACGGACTTTCGGAAGACGCATCTTCCCGGGACTAAATGTAGCAGGCCTTTGATCGCGTTGCAAAGCGCCCCAAACGGTTATTTTGAGTTGCCGGAGAAGAAGCGCTGCGCCTTCTCCGTGGTCGGAGCGACAAGGTTCGGATATTTCGCAAGCACGTGGGCATATGCTTCATAACAACGTCTGCCGGGCGTCGGTCCTGCTGGAATCCTGGTAGAGATTGCCCAATCAAACATTGTTGCAATCGGCCCCAGATACAACGCCTTCAGGCCAGCCACGGCAACTCTCACGTACTTAGTCCAGTCCGCGACAGCCCAGTTACAAGCCATATTGGCGCCTCTAATCTCGCGCTGCACCTCGGAAGGTTGATATGGGTTTTCGAGATTCTCGACTGCTTTGCTAGTTTGATCGTGAATATCGACGACGGCATCGTTCTCGCCGAGACCATATGGCATCTCGTCGAAAAAGACAGCGAACATTGACAATCCTACAAGTACGAAACAAATCGGAGCCCACTTCCAGTCAGACCACGTAGCCTCTAATCCAAGTGCAACGCTTGCGGTCGCCACACCCGCCGCGCCCAAATATGCGACCACGCTCCACCACTTGTGCTCTATGAGATTTGTCGCGATAGCGCTAATGCCAAGGACAACAATCACGCCACAGCTGGCCCAGCGCAGCATTGATCCAACTGATGGCATTCTTACCCCCCCGATTCGCTAATCTTGCGAATATATCAAGTCTCAACTGATCCTGGTACGTGCACTGGCAGGACACGGGATTCGAACACCTGCTCCAAAATCACCGGAAGGGCATTGCGCTCGACCTCTGACAGAAGCTCGAGCGAATCCGCGTTTTCGCTCTCACTCGAACTGATCCATTCTGAGTAATCGATACTTCGCCCATCTGGGACAACCGAACTATCGACGTCGTCAAGCCCCCCCCCGGCGCGGAAGAACGTGATCCGTCAGTCGCCGAATGCAAATTCGAAATTGCCACACCAGCTTTCATGTCAGGTCCTGACTTCCAATGATCTAACCTCGATCTGCCGAGCCATGCCTTTGCGCAACACCCCTTCCACTTCGGCCGCCGTGAGTTTCATGTCATTCCACTTCGACTTGCTACACGCACGTGAAGCCGAGGACTCAAATTTCAATCCGGCGCTGCTACCCGTTCGCAACACTGAATTGGTTCTGCAGGACTTCCCAGATTCTGGCGCATTGATCGGTGTTATCCCCACCCTCGAAAAACTCGATGCTCTCTGATGGAAACCCAACGTCAAACTTTTGATCGTCACTCGTGAAGCTAACGGAAATCGGGAAATCGCAGCGGTATTCGGGTGCCTCCTCCTTTTTCCCATCGTCATCCTGCTCACCTACTACAATGAGTCGAATTGCGAACCGAAGCCTACGCCCGCTCAGGCTATACCGTGTAAGATCTCTCGACGCTTTGGGCGTGTCGTTGCTGGACATACCGTCCACTAGGCACATGTTCCCGAGAACTCCCGGCCGCAGGCCAGATACTCCCTGGACACCATTGAGAATGGATACCGCAACGCGCGCAAGCACCTCCTTCGAGCGTTGACGATTTTTCTCCCTGCTCACCATTCCCTCAAGCGCCGCGTGTCTGAATTCGTAGAAATTTGCCATTGGACTCCCCAGTCTGAATACACAGGAGTCTACATCGAACGTTCGAATTCAAAGTGAAGCCCCCCTCGGAAGTTTCCGTCAACAAAGATAAAAGAGGACTTCTCACCTGACTCAATTGGCGTGAGTCCGTTTCCCCGTTTCACGCAACCTCCCCGATCTTGATCAGGTGCTTCGTCATGAATATCGGCAAAAGCGCAACCTTGGCGTCCTGATACGTCGCGTGCTGCGCGCCGGCCCGGCCGTTGCTCCATACGCTCGCACCGCATTCCTTGTTGCGCATGCTCACCGATACCGCGGCCCGCTGCTCGATCGTGAGCTGGTCGACGCACAGTTGAACCTGCTCGGACATCTGGTTTTCGACCCATTCGTCCGCCTGCTCGTCGAGCTCCTCATCGCTCATCGGCGTCTCGTAACCGCGGCACGTACGATCCTCGAGACGGTAGAAGTGCGCCAGTTGCACGGCATGCGACTGGCGGATCTGCCAGCGGTACCAGGTCATCAAGAGTTCTTCGATTTGTTGGCTCTGATCGGGCGTCATGTTCGTCCTGGTTTCGAATTTGATTTTTACCGCAGTCCCGCTGCGGCTCGGTATTTGGCGTAAGGGCCGCGAACGTATTGCTCGAACCGGGCTTTAGCGCGCGGATCGTGGTCGAGTTGAGCGCGACTCTCGATGCAGCAACGCGCACGGACGAATTCGGCCGCGTCCACCGGCGTGTTGGCCGGTTGCCCGATCGACCGCATCCAATCGAGGAATTCCGGCTCATTGGCCCAGAGGCCGGCGAGTCTCGCCAGCGCGCCGCCTTTCGGATGTTGTGCCGCACCCATCAGACCATCACCCGGAAAGGGATGCCCCAATACAGCATCCAGTCGATGAGAGATTCGCGGAGGTCGACGCCACGAGGGAACGAAAATTCGATTTCTCCGTTGTCCGCTTCCCGGCCGATCACCGGACACCCCGTGAACGCGACCAGACGATCGCCCGAGGCGGCATCAACCCGGCTTGCTGCGATCGCGCGTAAGGGCGCGGGTACCGATGAAAGTTCAATGCATGCCACTTCGCTCACTCGTCACCCCCGACATTCAATTCGAGTTCACCGCTATCCATTCGAACGAGGTACGGCGCCAGCGTCTTCGCGTTCCAGTTCACGGGCACACGGGCCGTACCTCCCGCCTTGGTGCCCGCGTCGACGCGTATTGGCCATGAGGTTCGCTTCGTCACGCGGCCTCCGCTTGCGCAACCTGCTCACGCGGAATGTCGTTGAAGTAGCGATAGAGACCCTCGTACTGCTCGTCGCCAAAACGCGCAGCATCGCGGAGCATTTCCTCCATCCATTCGCCCGGGCCCGCCGCCTTCACGACACGGGCCTTGAAGCGCATGAACACTTCGCCGTCCTTCTGCGTCACGCCGAGGCGCTTACCGTGCTCGGTGACGCCCGTATTGCTCTTGTGCCAGTTCGACGGCACAGCCGACACTCCAGAACCGGTCGCGGCACCGTCCTTGGCCTCCCAGATCCCGGTCCAGCCACGCAGCACCGATTCCTCGATTGCCGCCACCACGTCGCGGCCGTCCTCGTGCAGCTTCGCCAGCTTCTTGATCGTCACCTTCGCTGCAGGGCGAGTCCACGGCACGTCGGCCTTCTTTTCCTTCGCCTCACGGTGCTCGCACCAGTCAAGCCATGCGTCCCTCGGCAGCCAGTCGGGAAGATCCGCATCGCGAAGTTCGCCATGCAACGCAGTTCGCGGCCCGCGAGGGAGCAACCGGGCGGCTCAACGGTGTGGCCGAGAAACGGGGTAGCGCCCGACACCGTAACAGCTTTCAGTGAGGGCGCCTCAAGCCGGCGCGGCGGCTCTAAACAGCCCGTAAATGCATACGGTCTCGGTTGGTGGAACCGAGGCGCCCTCCCTGAGTGCTGTAACGTCGACTGCGCTGATCGAATGGCATTGACCACAGTGCCATTTCTTGAGCGCAGTCAGGCGGTGGGAAACGATTCAGGCACCAATTTATTTAGGAGTACGGATCTGCGAGCACCTTACTTATCGGCTTCGTCCTTGGGATTTTCTCCGCGGCGCTTCTGCTCGTCGTTGCCTTCGATCTCGGAAGACGCCGACGCGCCGGCAGCGCCACTGACCAACGCAACACGAAGGGGAACGACGATGGAAAACAACACTCGCCTTTTTACGCTCTATGTCGCCTACAAGGGCCGCTGCTTCCGCAATGGCGTGTACCCGCCGTACGACTTCGCGACGTGGCGCCGGCTGTATGCGTGGTGGGCGCTCGAAGGCGACTACGCCTAACAACCGCTCCCACTACAGGAGAAAGACATGAAGTGCTACCGCGTCAACTGGAAAGACCAGGACGGCGATGAAAACGTCGAATGGGTGAATGCCTGTGGCGAAGACGAGGCACACGACATGGCGCTCGCGCTTGTCGGTCACGAATTCTTCAGCATCACGCTCACCGGAATCTGACCAACCGCTCCCGCTGCGGCGACCAATCACACCACACCGAGACGTCATGAGCCAAACCGCCCGCGATCTGCTCGAGCTGCGCCGCGACCGCCCATTTTCTGACGAGCTCCGGCGCCTGGCACTGAATCTCATCGCGCCAGGCGTCGCGAGCGCGCACGGCGGCTGCTGACCCGACCACAACGAGGAAAGACCATGAATTCGACGAACGACACGGCGACTGGATCCGTGATCACCTGGAAGCGCGCGAAACAGGCTACCCGCCTGAAGCGCGTCACGCGAATGGCGTTCCGCGTCACCTGGAACGTGCTCGCCGTCCTCGGCGTGTGCTTCATCTATCTCCTCGTGACCGGCTATGCCCAGTATCAGGATCAGGTCGCGCAATCCGAAGTTCAATGTGCGGCTTCGCGCTGCATGTGAGCGCCCTCATGAACCAGATCAAGCACACGCCCGGGCCGTGGCTGCAGCATGCGCTTTACCCGGAGGTCCTCGTTTCGTCCCATGCACCGACGCTTTCGCTGCTCACGGTCGATGCGGCCGGCGCGGCTCGCTTCATCAATCGGGACGACTGCCGCATGGCAAGTTCCGGCCCGGAGGTTGCAGAGGCACTGCGGAACCTGCTTAGCGAGATCCCGGACGGAGTCGTCAAGTCGAGCACACGGATCGTCGCGGAAGCGGCGCTTGTGAAAGCTGGCTACCTGACCATCGCGTGGAAAAGCGAGCCGCCCAGGCATATCCGGATCTGAGGAGAGAACCTTTGATGCGCCCGATTCGGATTCGTCAACCGCACGTCGACAACGCCCTTCTCGCTTCATGTGACCGCACCCATAGCTATGCCGTCAAGGAAAGTCTCTGGGCTGGCGGGAGTGGCGTCGCAGTCGGATGCGTGCGGTTTCTCTGTGTCGCCTTTCGTTCGGGGGCTCTAGCGTGGCCCTTCTGAAAATCTGGCTTGGCGCCCTCGTTGCCATGACCCTGTTTCTCTGCCTTCAGGCGCTCCTGTAGGAACGTTCGAGTCGGACCGTGCTCGCACACGGTCGCGTGTAGGCCGCCTCCTTCATTTTCCCAAACAGCAACGACATACAGCTCAGAAAAATTGAGGCGGTTCGATTTCAACACTATCCCCTCCGACAATTTTGAGAAAATCTTGATAGTGCTTGTCGAGTTTTTCGAATCGATCGTTCATCGTGACTTTTAAGGAGTGGTCGCCGCCGTAGTATTCGTGAGGTTTAAATCGATTTTCATTGTAGTACACCATGAAGTCCACCAGACTTTCACATTGTCTGCGGATTCCGAGTACTGCTGCGACCAGTTCACCTGATTCGAGATCAAATACCGGCAGCGTACGAATTTGGTCAATCGAGTCCCGCATTGATTTTTCGGATACTGAAATAAATGCGACCGGGCTAAAATCTCTGTCTTCGGACGTAGAAAATTGCAGCTTCTTCACTTGCGCATATGCGTCATCCACCAAAGCCTTAAGGGTTGACCGTCTGTTTTGGAGTTGATCTGTGCGAAGTTTCTCGGCCAGTTCGCGTTGAAATTTTTCATCACGCTGTCCGAGAAGATACGCCCCACCGATTGTGGCGATCGACCCAATGGCCTGTATCCAGTAAGCCATATTTGCCGGGTTATAGGCATCTTTGCCTCCGTTCCCTGAGGCAACCCATGCAATCCCAACGACTGCGACCAACAAGCCGATAACTATGCCCACCATATTTTTCCAGACTCTCATTACACCCCCTTAAGTTTTGGTGCGAATCGTAGCACGACCACGTTATTCCCAAGTCGCGCAAATTCCGTTGCCTCGGATGCGCGGCTTTTTTTGTGGGCGGCTCGTGCAGCGCCCGCTCTTTTCGTTCCCCCCCTTCTTGGCAGTGCTTTGCGGGCGTCCTTCGTGGCGCCCGCTTCTTTTCTGATTTGAGGATGCGATGACCGAAGAAATCCTCGACGCTTTCGAGCTTTCCGGAATCACGTTTCATGAGGCATACACTCCCGCGCTCAAGACGCGCTTGAAGTTCGCGGACGGGAACGTCAATGCCAATCGCCTCATCTCAGCGGTGCGCTGCATTCTCGCAGGTCAGCCGGAGCCGCGCGCCGAGGTGACGGCAGTCAATCGCGAGGGGCGCCACTGGAACCCGGTCTACAACACCGATCCGGTGCAGCGCGCTTGTACCGAGCTACCCGATGGCTGGGGCGTCAACGCCTGCATGGAACGCGACGCCGGCTGGGTCGAAGTGTATGGGCCGAACGGCGAAGAACCGAATTTCGAAAGCGATGCTGACCACTTCGATTGGCGGATCCACGAAGCCATCGACTTCGCCATCGACGCCGCCCGCGCAGGGGGTGTGTGATGGGCTGGTCAATCGGATACGACGACAACTGGAAGCGAGACATCGGATACGATGTGCCGGCTACCTGCGATCACCCAGAATGCAATGCGAAGATCGATCGCGGCCTGGCGCATGTCTGCGCACACGAAGAACCCTATGGCGGCGAAGAAGGCTGCGGCCTGTATTTCTGCCACGCGCACCTAAGTGGTACCGGGATGTGTGAACGGTGCGCGACGAAAATCGATGATGGTCCGTACGTCGCCCCTTTCGAAGCGAAGCCCGATCACCCAGACTGGATCCGGTGGAAGCTCACCGACCCGAGCTGGCGTCAGTGGCGCGACGAAAACCCCGGTGAAGTCGCAAAATTGCATGCGGCCGTAGCCCGCACCGGAGAAGCATCGTGAGCAGCCGCCAAATCGGAACCATCGCGGCCGTCGCTTACCTCTGCGATTTACGCGTCAAGGAAGCTTCCGTACCCGGAAAATGGGCGCCATGCAATCTCGTACCGAACGTACGCGCGCATGAATTCGGCAGCTTCTGCCATGCGGTACTGCTGATCTTGATGGTGACCCTCGGATTGCCAATCCGCTCTGCGTTTCCGCTGAAGCGTGACGAGAGCTTCGTACGCCGCGTCACGTTCCATTGCCTGTTCCCAAGTTGGCATAGCTGCCTCCGAATACTTTCACGAGGACAGCGTAGCACGCACGGAACCGGAAAAATCAAGCTGGCATCCGGGCGAGTGATAGTTGTATGTCCTGACTCTGCGCCTCCAGGTCGCCACCTCCCATACCAGCTCCTGGAGTCATGATGGCCGTCTATGTCGACGACATGTACCGGCACGAGATCGGCAAACTCGGCCGGATGAAGATGTCGCACCTCATTGCCGATACGACCGAGGAACTGCTCGCCATGGTGCGCGAGATCGGCGTCAACCCGAAATGGATTCAGCATCCCGGCACGCGCGACGAGCACTTCGACATCGCCATCAGCAAGCGTGCCGCGGCGATCGCCGCCGGTGCCATTCCAGTAACCTTTCGCCAGTGCGGCGCGATGAACAAGCGGAGGAAGGTCACGGGATCGCTTGGATCGCCGACCGATGCTATCGAATGGCTTGAGCGGTTCGTCGCGGAGCGGCGAGATTCACGCGCTGCTGCACCTAGCGCGATAGACAGCTCGAACGCCACTTCATGAGCATCTAGACGCGATCTAGCTGCTCTTGAGCGATCTGAAATCCAGAATCGAAAGCTTCTTCCATTCGATCGGCTTTCCACTGCCCGACAAGGTGAGTGCCGTCGATATAGATGTGGAAAGGCCACTTGTCAGAGAGCGAATCGTAACCGGTCACCACTTCAATTTTGCGGCCCTTGTAAGTGTCCTCTTGAACATTCCGAACACCCGTCTGCGTCTGTATCCGCACCATGCCCCCCCCCCAATCTAGGATCTCGAGCAAATCCAATCTTGCGAAACGAGTCTCCAGCGCCCCAGATCAAGGAGAGAGAGCTCGCAGTTTGGCCGTTGCCATATCCTCACCAGCATTGCGTGCTTCAAGCTCCGAAGGGAATTCCTGGGCCCATTGTGGCGAATCGCCCTTCGGCACACCGTTCGGCAAAATCCATACTGCAACAACAAACATACCAGGTTGCAAACTCGGGCGTAACGTCAAATGAGCAGTGTGTGTTTTATCGACGATTTTCCAGTTAGACATGGCGAACTCTCCTTGCGGAATGCGCTGAACACTAACTCCATTGGCACACTAAATTTTGCAACTTGCGAAGACACGACACCAGAGCATCAACAACAACAAGAAGGCCATTGATGCAAGTGGGGGCGCGACAACCCAGATCAACAGACCAAGGCCGAGCCAATCTTTCACGGACTTACGTCGCCGCGGCGTGTTTTTGTTCACGTTGCCCCTGCTTGCTCAACCGTACCGGCTAAGCCATTCAACCGAGAATTGCCTCGCGTAATCGACGGCCTTAGTTTCGGAATCAAACTCACCCAGATTCCGGAACGCAGCCTCCCGGCTAAATCCCAGCTTCGTTACCTCGACCTGGGCGGCGTACTTGCCGTCCTCCGTCACACGCGGTTCGCAGTTCATCTCGTACCCGCGCATTACAAATTTCTTCTGCATTGATTCAACGCCTTTTTGAGACAGAGGAATCGTAGCATGTCCGCATCCACCAAAATGAAACCGCTCTACCTCGATCTACCCGCTGTGGCGACCGCTCTTTCACTGTCGGAGGCGACCGTCCAGAAACTCGTAAGGGAGAACAAATTTCCGAAGCCGCGGCTGCTCTCCGATCGGCGAGTTGCCTGGCTAACGCGCGAAGTTGAGGCCTGGGCGGAAGCGTGCCCGGAATCGGATCTCGCGCCTCCACCCAACACCGGCCACAGCAATCGCCGCCGGCGCGCTACTTCCTCGGATACTTCAACGCAAGCTCGTCAAGAAACTGTCCAAGGCGCGTGAGCCATTCACGCCGCTCGCGGTCGTAATGGTGCCGGTTATACACGCCGGCCACGCCTGGCTGAATATGGCCGAGCACCGCCTCTGCGACATCATGGGGACAACCAAGCGCCGCGAGCATCGTGCGGGCGGTACGGCGCAGATCATGCGGCGACCAGTGCGTTACCGTCAGGCGCGGCCGATTGTGATTGGGAGCTTGTTTGCAGTATGGCTGATGGTAGTAGACGCCATGCGAAATGACGGTCTGTTTCATCATTTCGCCGGTCGAGGTCGGGAACAGAAATCCGTTCACGGCCTGTTCCTTGCGCCGTCGCACAATGGCCTCGGCGCGACCGGTGATCGGAACCCGCAAGTCTCCCGCCTTCGAGCGCCACGAGTTCTTTGTCTTTTCCTTCGGCACAGTCCACCAGAGGCCATCGCTTTCGTCCGCGATTTCGTGCGCCTCCATCGAAATGATTTCGCCTCCGCGGGCACCGGTCCACAGGTACAACGTGATCGCGTCGGAAACCGTTAGGCTCATATTCGGGAGCCAGCGGAGCAAAGTGCCGACTTCGTCCTCGCTCAAAACTCGCTTTTTTGTACCCATGGCGACGCCGTCGATCGTGCGCCCCTTGCTGCGCAGCTTTCCGCGCAGAATCATCCGCCACCAGTTCGGCGTGCCGTCGGGCAGTCGTCCGGCATCCATTGCATAGTCCCACGCCCCACCCAGTTCCATACGAAGGCGAGCCGCGAGCGCTGGCGTGGCACGAAAGGAATCGAGAAACTCGAAAGCCTGAGCGCGGGTAATCGACGCGGCGGCAACCGTCTCGATTGGGCCGAGCATCGCTTTGAACATTCGTCGGACCTCGACCACACCCTTGTCCTTGCGGTTCGGCTCCAGATAGCCACCCATATAGTCGAAACACACTTGCTTGACGGTATAGGCGTCGACGGCCCGAGAAATGGCGACTGCAGTGCGCTTCTCGCGCTTTGCCGCGGCAGGATCTGCGCCGGCGTCACGGTCGGACCGCTTTCGCTCCCACTCTGCGATGGCAGCAGGAAAGCCCATAGCTGGCCATTCGCCAAGCTTGACCTGGCGCATCCGGTCGTCAATGGGGGATTTGTAGCGGTAGATCCATGAGCGGCGGCTTTCACTCGCCTGGAAGCGGAGCCCCGGGAATCCGTCAAAGGTCAGGTGTTGGCCCGCAGGAAGCTTGCTCGCGGTGCGTGCATCGAATCTCAT